ATCTATGCAAAAGAAAAACCCCAATAGTCTTAGGTGGGGTATGTCCCTTGGCATGGGCAACAAAAAACAGTCCTAGAAGCAGATTTCTCGCTTACTGTTTAAAGCTACACATACCCCGCCTAAAAATACTGGGGTTGTACTACTTCTAGGATTGTCTGAGATGCCAATCTCGACAATTTCATTCTACTACATTATTTCAGTTCAGGCCATATCATTTCGTAATTATTTGGAAAAAGTGCTTTCCTAGTGATAAGACCATGTGATTCTTTTTCTAGTGTTGCAGCCAACATAACCAGCTTATCCATTGGAATCTCGCTGTTTTGCCACATAGATACTGCTGGCACAGATACCCCAACCAGCTTACTGATACGGGTAGGGCCACCTAGAAGTTTAATTATTGCAGTTGAATTCATTTGTAAGCTATCTTAACTTATTTACAATAAATTTGCAAATATTTACAAATAATTGTTGACATAGCATTTAAGGTGGCTTAATATTCTTTTACGGCAATAAGTCGTGTTAAAGAAAAGGAATACTCGTATGAGTGAGCAAGATAAAGACTTCAACAGCTTCCAAGAACATTTGGAACGCATCTTTAAAGACCTCGAAGATGGGGTCATGCTAACTCTTGATGAAATTGGTGATTTACGCTATGCGTGTGGATTACCGTCACCAGTTAGAAAAAACCCTGTATTAAATTCAGTCTTTGATGACTTTTCAACTATTTTTGGAGCTAAACAATGATTATTTCAGACAGCAGTAAAGAATTTAAAATCGCACCAGCAGGCCTTCACATGGCTCGTTTGTATTCAATCATTGACCTTGGTCACCAAGCTACAGAATGGGCTGGCGAAACCAAAATCATGCACAAGGTTGTATTTACTTGGGAGTTGCATGGTGACGATGATGCAGGCCAACCATTAAAAACAGACGATGGAAAGCCCTTAATCGTATCAAAACGCTATACCGTTAGTTTAGGCGATCAAGCCCGTTTACGCCAAGATTTAGAATCATGGTCTAACAAGAAGATGTCACCTGAAGATCGTAGAAACTTTGACCTTAAAGGTTTGTTAGGTAAGTTCTGCATGGTTAACATTACCCATAGCGAAGATGGTAAGTACGCCAATATCTCGGGTATCTCACCAGTGCCTAGTGCCTTGCGTAATGTACAACCTGAAGGTATTAATCCTACTTTGCACTTTTGGTTACAAGATTTTGACCAAGCCAAGTTCGATGCCTTACCAAAGTATTACAAAGAAAAGATTGCTGAATCTTCAGAGTGGCGTGGCAGTAAGGCTAAAGAAGCTGAAGCTACATCTTACAAGCCTGTTACTGTAGATTTAGACGAGGACACTATGCCTTTCTGATATTAAATTTTTTAACCAAGGAGTAATTATGAAAAAAGCACTTGTAGCAGTATCAGCATTATTTGTAATTGGTTCAGCAGTAGCTCAACAAGCTAATTGCTGGCAGCAATATGTTTGTGGCGGTGGCGGTTGCCAATGGGTAACTATTTGTAGATAAATTTTAATTGACCGAAAGCGTAAGCAAGTAGGTCAACTTAATTATGAACAATAAAATTAAACTTCAAGAAAAGCTGTTAAACCAGCTATCCCATACTCCGATGAATCGTCAACAAATGGCTAATTTTTTAAATGTGACCGTTATTTTTATAGCAAGGTACATTACAGAATTAAGGGCTAATAAACAGATTTATATTGTTCGTTATGAGCGTACAGCTAATGGTAAGCCTAAGTCTTTTTATGCAACTGGCGATCTACCTGATGCTAAAGAATTAACCCCAATCCCACAGCGGATATTGCAACGAAATCATAGACAGGCTAAAAAAATGCAAGAAATTCATGGTAACGCTAAACCTAAACCCTTTGTTCCGCACATGGATTTAGCTGCCTCTTGGTTAAAAAACCCATGCTAAACGCACTTATTTTGATGTTAGCTGGCTTTGGGATCCTAATATTAGGGATTATTTCAATGTGTATTGCTATATGGGTGGCTAATCGTGAGTAAGGTGGCCATTAGAACGGCTTTTAGCGTGTTAATTATTGTTGGCTTAGTGCTTATGTATGGCCACGGTTTTAATCACGGTAAAAGCTCTCAATTAACAATGCAAGGTGCTTTAGAAATTGGCAAAGCACAATATAAATGTGAAATGGTGAAAAGATGAAACCTGTTGGATGGTGGAACGAAAAGCGAAGAATAAATTGGCTAGATGCAGTTTTAGAAACAAAAGAAGATGGTTGGAATACTCCACTCTACACCGCACCGCAATGTGATGGATGCGGTAATTGTCATGCTTGTTTGGTAGGTGTTATAGAAAATCATATGCCTGTTACATCACAAAGAATGATTGTTTGTTCTGACTGCGGTAACAAGCGATGCCCAAAAGCATCAAACCACCGCCACAAATGCACGGGAAGTAATGAAGTTGGTCAGTATGGAAGTATTTACACCGCACCAAGAGAGTTAAGTGATGAGTTGCCAAGTCCTGTTTTGCAGGAATATTTTGAAAAAGGATACAAATGTGCAATGGAATCATTACAGTTAAGTGATGAGGAAATAAACGATATAGCACAACAATGCTGGGTTTACCCTGAAGGAGAACAGGCTATTTTTAATCAGCATAAGTTTGCTAGAGAAATACTAAAGAAAGCGAGTGAGAAATGAAATTAGAAAAAATAGATACACCACCAAATACTATTACATTCAATAATTACGATACTGAATGGGCTATGAGAATTACTGCCGATAGAAAGATTGAAGTAAATCCTAATGTTGGCATAGATGAATTAGCAAAAGCAGTATTAAATGCAGTTCAAGAACTTCTATTAAAAAACAATCCAAAGCCTGTTGCATTTATGAGCAAAAGCAAAACAATTTACCATGTTGAAGATTTTTCTGATATGGATAAAGATATTGCTAAGAACTTTACTATTCCACTCTACACCGCACCAAGAGAGTTAAGTGAGGATGAGATTATACAAACTGCCTGTGACGAGTTTTATGGTCTTATTAAAAAAGAAGAAAGACCTGCATTTATTAATTTTGCTAGAGCAATACTAAAGAAAGCGAGAGAAAATTGATTATTCAAGAAAAAACAAGTAGTTCACAACATTGGTACACCAAAGACGGTACGCCAGCTTATACAACTGAAGGCAAAACAGGCGTTAGAGCTACAACCCTTAGAGATGCCAAAAAGATGGGGCTTTTGCCAAGTGTTACGACCATTAATGGAATGTTATCCAAAGCTGGCCTTGATACATGGAAACAACAACAGGTTCTTTTAGCAGCATTGACCTTACCTAGATTGCCTGATGAGCCCGAACAAGACTGGCTAAAGCGTGTCATGCAAGATTCTAAAGCTACTGGCAGAGAAGCGGCAGAGCGTGGCACTGCTATCCATGCTGTTATTGAAGGCTACTTTGAGCAAGTTTATATGCCTCAAAAGCCAGTTTATTTGGATGGTATTGATAAAGCCCTCAGAGAAGCGTTTGGCGAGCAACTGTGGCTATCTGAGAAGTCTTTTGGGCATCCGCTAGGGTTTGGTGGTAAATGCGATCTAATGGCTTCTAGTGGCTTTGTCGTGGACTTTAAGACCAAAGAAACCGACTTGGATAAAGTTGATCTTTACTTTGAACACGAAATGCAACTGGCTGCCTACCGTGAAGGCTTGGGTATGCCTACAGCTAGATGTGCAATTATCTTTGTGAACGCATTGACTAATCAGGTCAAACTGATAGAAGTTAGCCAAGAGAAGCTACAAAGCGGTTGGGAGTGCTTTGAACACCTATTGCGTGTCTATCAGATCAAGAATGGGATATAATTAATACTCCTTCACGGGAGATTAGCTTTAGGGGGCAGAAATGCTCCCTTTTTTTATGTTGTTTTTTTACCACACTTATATTTATTTTCAAATATCTCTTGCATTGTTAAGTTATCTTAAGTATTCTGTCATTACTCAATACCGAGTGAGATAGGAGATACAAATGCAAATAGCTATTAACTACATGGACTGCATCATTGATTGCGAGTTCGAATATGAAGATGCCGACCATAGCGTAGGCTACAGCGGTGCAGTAATTTTAGAAACTGCTTACATCAACGGTCAAAACATTTACGAAATGCTCGCAGATAAACACATTGCAGGTATCGAACAAACTATATTTGAAAGAATGTGATGATTGATATTTTAAAAGGTATCTTCTTGGGGGTTTGTTTCTTTGTTATCCCACTAACTGTTTGGGTTATGCGTACAGGTGGCCTATGAGAGATTTAATTCAAGGGCTACTGGTGGCGATTGGGATATACATCCTGTTCTTCGGGGCAATTTACTTAATGGAGTCAATATGAACAATAAATGGACTAAAGAAAAGTTTGAAATATACGATGCGGAACACCCTGATATTTACGAAATGTTTAAAAAGTTCTCATTACAAGTTGCTGCCAAACGAGAATACTTTTCAGCTAAATGCGTGTTTCATCGGGTACGCTGGGAAACGGCAATAGGTAATACGGGGGATTTTAAGATAGATGATGGCTGGATTAGTCACTACGCTAGAAAGTTTGCTAAAGAATACCCTCAATACGAAAACCTATTCCAGTTCAGGGTGCGCAGAAAAAGCTATCACAACGACAACTTTATGCCGTTTTAAGCGTATTGGCGTGTACCTGTTTTATCAATTATTAGGGCTTGTCTGCGTGGGTTTGTACCGGCAACGCTAGGGATGCTAATGTGAACCCAGCGGTCAAACTCACGGATTACTTGATCGTAACCAATACCTGAAGCAATAATGGCCTTTACGACCTCATCAGGTGTCATGCTTGGCACTCTAATGTCGGCAGCACATCCATTACGGTGTTGGCTTGTATCCTTAGAACATACAGCATCATTTACCTGTTTAGAGCGAAAAGCAGAGTTAATCATTACTGGCTTACCGCCCAATACGGTCTTAACTTCTTCTAAGAATGTGGCCAAACGAACAAGGTTAGCCATTTCTGAAGCGTT